TTAGAAAAGGCTGGGGTTTTTTTTGAACATACTTGAAATAGAGCTCTCCATAGCGCCCGGCGTAGCCCTTTTGTAGTAACCCATCATGTCGTTCTGCATGTGTATTTGCCCTGCGATGCCAGCGACTTGGCCTAGCGCGGTGTTAAGCGCGTTGCCCTGACCGATGTAGCCAGACGCGCGGGCTTGGCCTGCGTTATAGATGTTCGACGCTTCGTTCTGGCCCATCTGTCCAGCCGCACCCGTCATGACGTTGGCTGCGGACTGACCGGAACCCATCAGCGATTGCTGCGGGTTCAGCTTGGCTGCGCGTTCTGTCTGATAGCGGTTAAATGCGTTCTGATATTCTTGGCTGGCTAAGTCCTGCCCGAAACGTTGCACGCCCTTCATGGTGGAGCCAGACAGCAGATTGCCGCGGGCTGCTGCCGACCGCTCTAGCGCCTTCATGCCTTCCGATTGACGGAACGCATAGCCGGGGTCTTGCTGGAACTGTTCAGTGCCAAATGCTTTACCAAGGCTGCCGTATCCAGCGGCGGTCTTGTCGCCGCCGATACCCAGCAACTGCATGATCTCTTGCTGTGCGGTTAGGCCACCTTGGCGAAACGGCTCTTGCAAAGCTTTCTGTTCTTCGAACATACGCTGCTGTGCAGCGGTAGCGTCGCGCGCAGCCTGTTCTTGCGTCTTAGCCGCTTTCTTAGCTGCGCTGCCAGCGATGGCGCCGCCGGCTAGTGAGGACGCGGCGGATATGCCTGCAGCGATTGCCATGCCCGTGGTAATTGCCATTAGTTTAATCCTTTTACAAACGCGCGTTCTGTGGGTGTATACCCTAAACGTCCGTACAGTTTTACCATAGTCTCAACGCGGTCGTTGTCTAGCGCAACCATAAACATAGCTTCTGCTTGTTTACTCATACCCCATTTTTCTATTTCTTGGAATAGCAATTTTGATGCTGATCCGCCCCGTGCGTCTGGTTTAATATACCACCACAACTCCTGCGCCACTAGCTTTGCAGGGTTGAAGTACATAGGGTATGCAATCGCAGCGGTGATACCAATCAGTTCGCCTGCATCTTCAGCCACCAAAACCATTATATTGTCATTGTCTAACGCGGCTTCGACAAACGCCGCAGTGCCTTCGCGGTCAAACGGAATTATATGACTTACAGGTGTTGTCGCAACAAACGCTTCCGCTAAGTCCATGTAGCTTGGTATGTCTTCTACGGTGGCAGTGCGGACTGTCACAGGCATTAGCTGACTAGCCGACCCGACGCGCGTATGTTGATGGCAGTCGCCGTACCGGCAATAGTGGAAATGAAGCCATTATTAGGCAGCACATGACCGACCAGTTCAGGAAAGGTATATGTCTCGCTGGCCTGAAGCGTTTTGGTCTTGACAATCAGGTTGCTGTCGCCTGTGCTGCCCGCAGGCGAGACAAGGTTAACGCTGATCGTTGCTGGCGACGCTGAATAGTTAGTCGCGGTAAACTTGTCGATGATCGTCTGTACGCCGCTCGACGTGTATTGCGTCACTTGAGTTGCTTCCGCTGTCTTAGCGGGGATAATATTACTGATGGATACGGCCATGATTATCCTCCTATCAATTCAACAGAGAACGAACTTTCGTTGTTTATTACGTTCAATGCGCCGCCGCTGCTTTGGAAGCCTTCTACACGGATACTGTCCCCAGATTCAGCATATTGAAGTATGTTTGAGACTACCACTGTACTAGCAGACGCGTTACCAAAGCCTACCGCCGTGCTACGATCAACCGTAACCCCATTACGGACAAACCGAATTTGACGCTGACCTGTAGCGTTTGCCGTGAAATGTACCAACGCTGTCAAACGATACCAGCCCGGCGCCTTTACGAAAATAGTGTTGGTTGTGGTTGTGGTGCTGTGAAGCCCTGATGTATCGTATGTATTTATGTTCCAGTTGAGTTCAGTATATGTGCTGTTTGCCAGCGATTGCGTGGTGTCGCTTGTGACTTGGCAAATGTTAGGCCCAATAGTTCCTGACGCAAAAGTTGCGATATTAGCTGTAGCTGTGCAACCAGACATAGAGTTGGAATTGTTTTGGTCATAGCCAGCGGTTGGATATACGACGTTAGTAACATCGCTGATATATCCGTTCAGTGTTGTGGCAACTGCCTGCGTATCCAGAACCGCGCAATCTTTCAGGCGAATACCGCGAGGATATGTAGGTGTGACCCCATTTTCTGCAATCCTAAAGCCCTGCGCCAAAGCACTAGACCAGCCAGTTCCAAGCACATTGACTACCTTACAGTTAACAACATCAATGTTTTGAGTGTTGTAACCTTCAAGGCCTACTGGAAGCGCGGAAGAACTACCTGAAAATATAAACCCAGCAGGCCCTGCAATATTATTAGCAATGCACCCAGTCACTAAACCTTCGCGGGTCACATTGGCAAACTTAAACCCGAACGAGCCGCCGCCGTTTGCCGTACACCCGCTAAGAGTCCACCTACGATTACCAATAAAGTTATCGGCGGCGACATACGCGCCAGAGAAATCATAGCATTGGTCAACATCTGTACTGTTGCAGCCGACAATCGTGCAGTCACGAATTTCAACAAACAAAAATCCGCGTGTCCATTTAAGCGTATTAACACTGGACAATCGCGTTTTTAAATTATAGCACTGGCTGTTGGACAGGGTAAAGTTTGCACAATTCCAAATTTGAATACCGTTTTGACTGTCATTTGTTGGGTCAGGAGATGATCCAGAAACGCGGTCATGCACAAGGCAACCATCGACAAAGAACCGCTTGGCGTGACGAATTTGTATTCCCGTGCCGCAGCCGTTGCCAGTTACAGTGACGTTATTTACGCGGAAGTTCTGTATGTATGTTAGATAGTCAGTACCCCCGATGTAAAGACCGCTGTTTCCGTCGTCACCAAACAGCGTTGTAATACCTGAACCCATGTTGATAACTAGATCATTTAGATAGAAGTCCGACAAGCCAACAAGGTTCAGTGTTTGGGCGTTGCTTGCTGAACGGTCGCCGGTCTGGACCAAATTAGCGTTCTGCAATCCAACGATGGATAGCGGGGTGCAAGACCCATTGATAGCGTAGGTATAGCCGCGGCCATCTACAGGATAGCCGCTTTCCAAAGCCGCTTTTAGCGCCGCGCGGTCATCTGTAACCCCGTTACCGACAGCGCCAAAATCAAACGGTGTGACAAACTGGCGTAGTTTATTCTGAACTGTGGTAGCCGTACCGCCACTGGGCATATAACCTATTAAGCTGGCTCCGCTGGACGCAGCTAAAGCAGCCAGTGAAGCAGGCGTTGATCCGTCAATATTGTCAATCGTCCAAATTTCTACGTCGGTGCTATCTGTCAGCTTAAACTTGTAGTTGGCATTGGCAAGCCATACCGACGCTTCGCCGCGCGAGTTTAGAATAACTGGGTTGGCGTTCGGTGTCGCGCCGCCTGCGTCTGTATAGGATGCTAAAGGCGTAGTTGTTCCGGCTGCATATGTGTACAGTTTTCCGCCTGAAAGCGGGTCGCCGTTGGCAGAAAAGAATTGCAGTTTAGGCTGCGGGGATATAGTTGCCATGTAATTCTAGCCTTTCTTCAAGCTGCGCTGGTGTATCATGGCGCTACGCTTTTCTCAAGTTCAATCACGCGGTTGCGTAAAGCCTTCAATTCTGCAAGCATAGGAATTACTAACTTGCTGTAACTTACGCTGCGTAACGCTGGTCCCTCTGGGGTTTCGTCGTAAAACACCATTTCAGGATTAACGATTTCCACTTCTTCTGCGATCAAACCATACTCTAACGGAGTTTCTGCTTCGTCGGTATACGCACCTTCTTCGTTGCGCTTACGGTAATGGAACGAAACTGGTCGCAGATTGTAAAGCCATGACGTATCAGTTAGGTCATTGACTTCAGTCTTAGACGCCAAAATTGAAACGACATAACCCAGCAATCCAGTGTTATCTACAAATACGGCACGGTTTGTTGCACCGACAGTGTTGTCGTAAACGCCCAAGGCTGTTATCGAGCCGCCAGCCGCAATAGTAAGTTTGGCAGTAGGTGCGCCAGCATTCGACGTCCAAAACTTCATTGTGGTCGCGCTGCCGCCTTCAGCAGTTATTTGCGCGTAGCGGTTATCGCTTAAATCCAAACCGCCTGTAACAAACTGCACTGCCGCTATTGGTGTGCCGCTGCCGTTGCGATTTTGGATCAGCAAGCCTATTGTGCCGTCTAAATCTTGGCGAATATGAAGACGCTGAGAAGGGCCTGTAGTGCCAAGGCCAAGGCGGGCGTTGGTGTTGTCCCAAAAAAAGTTGGCGTTGCTTTGAGAGTATACGCCAGACGCGCCTGCAAAAACAACAGAGCCTGCCGTAAATGCCGTAGCTGTGCCTGTGCCGCCATATCCGACACCCAACGTGCCGCCAAGCGTAAGCGTACCGCTTGTTGTGATTGGCGATCCAGTAAAAGTTAACCCCGTCAACCCGCCAGATGCAGCGACCGAAGTAACAGTGCCGCCAAGATCAGGCGGCGTAACACCAAAAGCATTTTGCAGATTGTTTAAGCTGCTTTCTAGGCTTGCCACCATACCGTCGGACGCAGTTTCGGACGCTTGTGTCGCGGACGCCAGCAATGCGTCATAGGTAGCTAATAGCGATTGTACGTCTGGCGCTAATACGGTTTCAGCTTGGTTAGCTTCTGTAGCTGTTAGTAATGACAGAAAGAACCTGTACCATTCACGGCTAATTGCGCCTGTCCGCGGGTCGATAAATTCAACACGCGGCGGCGTAAGATTAGTTGGGTTAATAGGTGCAAGCGCCATTAGGCGCTCGTCCCGTTAATTGCCAGTTCAGCGCCCATGATGTAAATTCGTACAGGGTCTGTACCTGATACTTCGTAAACGCGGTCGCGTATCTTCATTGTCGCGCCAAGGCGGCGCCAGATTGTGCGTTTTCCGTATTGACCAATAGGCCCCATCGACTTCCAATGTTCGTTAGACCACGTATGCCCGCCGTCATCGGAAAAGCGGAGCATGACTTGCGGATCGCTACCTTGGCCAGTGTTCAGTCCCACGCCGGTTTCGCAGTCAAGCTGCAATGCGTGCTGGATGGTACGTGTAAGGTTATTAGCGCCTGTCGGCAGCGCGCGCCATGACCGCAGCCATTTCTGCACTGCGCCGTCATCGGCGTAGACGTTCAGGTCAAATGCATAAATTTTGCCGTTTTCATAATCGCCAACAACAGTGGTGTTGTTGAAAAACATCTGGTTATTGGCGCGGTGGCGGTTAAAATCGCCATTGGCAAATGACGCCCGCTCATGCCACGCGCCGGTAGCAACGTCGTACACCCATGTAGTGTCGGCGCTGGGGAAGTTCAGAACGTAGAAACTGTGACCGTCCTGCTGATACGTGTAGCCTGTTGCATCTGAAATGTCGGCATACTCTTGCATCTGCCATTCAATAGCGTGCGTAGATACGCGTTGACCGATATAGCCGGCGGCTTTGTAGACGATCCCTTGGCCGCGTGCATCTTTGCCAAGCCAGTAGACTTGGTTGTCCATCTTGGCGATGCTGTACGGGGCCGCGCAGCCCAGTTCGTTGAACGCGCCTTGAATACGCGCTAGCGGAAAGTCGAGCAGCCCTGCGTCGTACCAGACTTCGGTTGAGTTTGAGCCAAACACCCAAACTTCGCGGTGGTCTACAAATATAGCCACAACATCATCTGGGTTGCCTTCGGCGCTAGAAAACTCCAACGGGTCAACACTTGTCCCGTCTAATAGCTGAGTAACCCAGATTTTCTGGCTGTTAGGCTCGTTAAACGTAAAATAGCCGTCTATGTAACCGACCGTGCTTGCGCCGGGGAAGTCTGGGTCGGTAATTGCTTGGAACACGTCAGTGCTGGCATTGTAGATAAAACCTTGCGGGTCTGCCGCAATGAATAGCTGCGTGCCGTTGTCAGCCATGCTGACAGGCCCAGAACCGCTCACAGTACCTTTGGCGACCGCGTTCCAGTTGCTGTCGATCTGGTACAATGTTGAACCTGACACAGCGTAACCGTAATTGCCGTATGTCCACAATCCGCGGATAGGGCCGGCGCCTAGCGTAGCCAGAAGGGTAAGCCCCGGCGCACGCTGAAGAAACGCGGGTTCTTTGCCGCCTTCGGGGACAATTTCAGGGAACAGGTTGACCATGCGGTTGTCGGCGGCGTTGACGCTTCTAGCGACATACGCCGACCCAAGGATCGGCGTTTTCACTAATAGTTCCCAGCGTAGATGTTAAACCGCTGACGTGAAGCGATGAGGCTGTACGGTATCGACATGATGTCGTCAGGGTTGTTGATGCGTTTGATGTTACGCTTGGAAGCCATCGCCAAACGGCGGACTTGCGACGAAGGCTCTATACCAAACTCAGGCGCCATTTCGCAAGCCAAGTTATAGCGGAACGCACGCAGATAGCCGGGAGGAAAATGCAGTACTGTCGCCAGCGTTGCAGGCTGGGTCAGTTCTTCAACCGAAATAAAATGCCATTCCAGATCGCGCGTAGGCCGCGGGTAGATGTACATTTCAATGTCGGGAAACGTCATGTTGATAAAGATGACTTGCGGGTACGTCGATGTGACGGTCTTAACCGCGATGCCGTTATACTGCTGCTGGTTAATGAATTTGATACCGTAGCTGACGCCAGTGCCGGGGTCTTTGAAATACGTGCTGTCATCAAGCAGCACTGGGCGGTTGCCGATGAAGTTGCCGGTCGGTCCCATCGTGCGCGATAGCTGGCCCGAAGGCCATGTGAATATCTGGTCTTGTGTCGAGAAGACGGACAGGCGCTCTGTGTTCCAGCTATCAATCATCTGGTTCATGGCGCGCAGTGCGTCCTGCGACGTTTCAGCCGATGGAACTTCGCCTTCTGCCAGTA